TTGCAGAAAAATATCCTAACACTACAGCTTTTGTTCAGGGTGCAGGTACTTCAGTTGCTAATACAATGTTAAATACTTATGCTCAATCATTAATGGCAGAAGACCCAACAGGTAGAGCAGGTGCTGGAATTGGAGAAGAAGGAGCATCAAGAAGAGACCCTATTGGTATATACAGCAATGCTCTAGATATTAATCCAAATGATTTTACAAAACATTTTACATTTGGTAATACTGTAGAAACTGGTAATATGCCACTCTTTCAACAACAAACATTAGAGGTAGCATAATGGCAATACCCAATAGAAAAGCAAGACCAATTATTTCACACAGTGTTAGTGATGTTGCTTCACAAGCTGTTCTTGATGGGTTAGATGCTGGATTTACAATTGATGAAATAGCTCCTGATAATGGACCTAAACTCCGAGGAGAAGCTAGATTTAATCAAGAAGCTTTAGATGAGATTGTTGATTTATCTTCACAAGGTGGTGCAATTCCGGGACAAAGTTTAGTCAATGACCCTGCACAACCTTATCCTTGGGAAAGACCACCAGAGTTTGCTAATCCTAAACATGCATTAGATTACATGGTTGGTTTAATATTTCAACCAGAAGCAATGAAAAATATTGTACAAGCTTTAGCAAATGGTGCAGCAGTTGCAGATATTGCTATGGTTTCACTCTATGCAAAATTCACAGAAGGTAAATTTAATCCTGATGTTTTAATGTTGTTAGCAGAACCTATTATGTATATCATTATGGCAATTGGTGAAGAAGCTAATATTAAATATAACATCGAAGACAGTAACGATTTAGACGAACTAGATGATGAAGATTATGAAGAAGAGTTTAATAATCAAGTCAATGAGTTTAGAACTGTTTTTGAAGATATTAAAAAAGGAACTATGAAAAGAAAAGTAGAACCTGAAAAAATTAAAAGTGGTGTTGTACCGCAAAACATTTTAGACAAGGTTAAAGAACAAGGTCCAGAAATTAGAAGTTTATTAAGCAAGGGAGAAGAGTAATGGCAGATTTTAAAGAAAGCCCGTTTAAACCTATGTCAGATAGTTATCGTAAGTTAGCTACAAGTTTATTATCTAGCTCTGATAACTCTTATAAAAAAGATGTATATAAAGGAATAGGATTACAAGTTATTGCAGATGGGTTAAAAGGAGTTGGAGCAAATCTTAAACAAAGTGTTCTAGATGGAGCTAACGATGTTAAAGAAGAATATGCTAATATTTTTCAAACTAACCAAGCTGAGTATGAATCTTTTGCAAATGAACGAGAAAGACTAAAAAGATATAATGAAAACAAAGAAACATTTTTAAATGAAGAAGCTGCAAGAGTAATAAATAATACTGATGAAGCTGTAGCAGCACGGGTTACATGGTCTGAAGTAGATGAGCAACCTGAAAAAATTAGAAGTGCTATGTATAAAGCATTTAATGATGAACGAGAAAAAATACAAAGAGAAATGGAAGCTCTTGCAGTTGACCCTAGAGTAAAAACTAGAACTTTTCAACAGTTTAATGAACGAGCAAGAAACGAATATCTTGCTGCATTAAAGCTTGTAGAAGATGACCCAACTAAAAAAGGATTAGTAAGAAATCTTTGGAATAGAGTTTTTAAAACCAAAAGAACTCCGGAGGGAGAACTTGTTACAACTAATGAAAGTTTATTAAAACTTCAAAAAGATTTAGAAGATGCTAAAAAAGAAAGATCAACTTTTAGAGATAGTATTGAAAGGCAACAAGTTATTGAAGGTTTATATACGCCTTTAGAATTTAAAAGTAAAGACATTGATGTTGGTAAACTTTACTTTACAGGTACTCCAGTACTTAGAGATGCGGTTAAAAATAATCCTGAGTATACCGGAGTAAAAGATAATTTTTTCCACGAAGCTTTGGATGTTGTTCGTAATGAAAATCCGGGGTTAACATCAGAACAAATTATTACTAAAGCCTATATGCAGGTTGTAAACGGTCAATTTGATCCTGCAGAATATTATACACGAGATAAAATTAAATCAAATGCTGGTAGAAATCGTATTGAAACTTTTGAAAAATACTCATCAGCAGAAAAAAGACAACACATTGAAGAAGACCCAACAAGATTATTTAAACTTCAAGATGCTTATGTAAATAGTAATGAAGCTGAAACAGCAAAGGGTCTTGCTATAACATACAAAGATATTTTTGAGGAAAACAAATCTTTGGAAGCTACACCACAACAAAAACAAACCTATATTGAAATTTTTCGTGGTATATTAAATCAAGACCCTAAAGCAAATAAAGCTGCTATTAATGATGTTAATTATCAAGCAAACATAGGTACCTATGCTTCAATTGCCGAAAACTATTTTACAAGAAATAATAAAGACTGGGATAAAAAATATGACCCTCAACAATTTAAACTTGCTGTTATAGGATTTATAAATAGAAACGAAATGTCAACTAGAATGACAGAAGCAGACTTGATACACTTAAGATTAACAGATAGAAGCACAAGATTTGATGAATCTATATTAGATGATACTCCAAAAATGATTACTGAATTAGTAAAAGCTAATAGAGAAGAAGACATTATAGAATTAAGAAATAAATATATAGAGGTTGTTAATACAAGCACCAAACTTGAATTAAATGAAGATGAAAGAGAAGAACTTAAAACAAAAATTGATTCTATTTTTATAAATTCTGGACAGTTAAGTTTAAATCCAGAAGATATCGAATCTGGTGCTATTTATAGGGGTGCAAATCTTCCAGATTTAGAACCTTCTATTAGTGATGTAGATTTTAATCCTATGCCTTTAGACGGTGGTTACTATTTAAAAAATGCCAACAAACTTGTATCTCAAATGGATTTAGAAAGTTTATCTGATGGTCAACTTTTAACCTTAAGATTAAATACTATGCCTAGAGGTGTAGGTCGTTCAAGTTCGTTGCCTGAAAGACTAGGCTTACCTTCTGATATTTCTTTAGATAGTAGAAAAACATCTGGCTTGACACCATTACCGGGATTAAGTGACCTATTTGCAACGCCTAAAGTTCGTGTACAATTAAGAAATAGAGTTGAAAATGAGCTTAAGAACAGAGACTATTCTGGACCAATTATGATGGCAAAAAGAGAAGACTTTGAACCTATCCCCGATACATGGTGGGATAGATATAGAATTGAAAATCCAAGAGGTATCGTAAACACCAGAGGATTAAGACGTGGTTCAAAATATAATATTGAAGGATAAATAATGGCACTGCCCTCTTTAACAGGAACAGGTATTTTAAAAACAACTCTTCCTTCTTTAAATGATAACTTAACAATCGGTTCAGGTTATGCTGGTCGTAAAAAAACTTTAGACGAGCTAGAAAAAGATGAACAGTTTTTAGAAGTCTCTGAAAGGTTTTTACAATCTGTGGGTGAAAACTCTGATGATGTGTTTGAATATCTAAGAGACTCTGATTTTAATTTATACTCTGGTATGAGAAGGGCTGCACAAAGTGCTAACTTTACAGAGCAACAAAAACAAGATTATAATTATCTAAGAAAAGAATTTGATAATGCTGATTTAGGAAGCATGAAACAATTCTTTGGGTTGGTTAAAGATGCAGCTATTGATATCACAACTGACCCGACTGCTATTGTAGCAGCTCTCGCTACACCTCTAACAGGCGGAGCATCCTTAGCTGCAAGACAAGGAGTTGCAACAGCAGGGTTACAAGTAGCTAAAAACTTTGTAGGTCCTACAATTCCTCAACGTATTATAACAGGTCAACTTAAAAAAGAGGGTAAAGAAGCGGTTAAAAAAGCAGCACTTGTTACAGGTGCAGAAGTAGGAGCATGGACAGGGTTAGATAATCACTTTAGACAAACAACTGAACTTAATACTGGTATAAGAAAATTATATTCTACACCAGAGTTAGTCGGTACTGCTGCGTTAGGAACTTTAACAGGTGGATTACTTGGTGGAGCTTTGCAAAAAGGTAATCTATTTTATAGTAAAATGAATAGACTTTATTCAGAAGATGGTTATTTATCAGTTGAACCCGGAAGTTTTCAAGATAAAGTTTCAAAAGCTTTAGAAGCTGGAGACATTGCAAAAGCAATTACAATAGGTTCAGCAACTTCTATACTAGATACAAAAGCAAAATTTTCTCCTATTACCAGAGAGCTTGGTAATTTAATGAGAGAAGACTTTAGTCGTGGTTTTGGTAGTATTACTAGAGACCGTGTAGCTTTAGGACATGGTGAAATGTTAGATACTCTTAGAGGGGACTATCATAGAATATTTGATGAAGCTACTGCACCACTTCGTAAGGCTGGTGCATTTAAAGAATCAGACGAACTAGGTGTGATTAGAATTTTAAGAGGAGATAAACCTGATGGTTATAGTGAAGACGTTCAACAAGTTGCAAAAGACTTAAGAGGATTTTTTAATAAAATATTTGATGATGCTATAGAAGCAGGGCTAATAAAAGAAGAAAGAAAACTTCCAAATTATTTTACAAGAAGTTGGGACAGAAAAGCAATTGAAGAAAACAGGGAAATATTTTCAGATTTATTAGTTAGTCAAAATATTGTTAAAGATCAAGGAGAAGCTGCTGATCTGATTAATGATATGCTTAATAAAAACAATGAGTTATTTTCTTCGCATTCTATTTTATTAACACAAGCCAGAGCATTTAAAGATTTAAACGATAACGCTTTTGAAAAGTTTTTAACTAATGATTTAAACACTGTTGTAACTTATTACATGAATGCTGCTAATGCTATACAGCATAAAAAAAGTTTTTTATTACCGGGTTTTAGTGGTGCATCTAATAAAGCACAATTTGAAAAAAGATGGCTAGACCCGATGGATAGAGAGCTAAGAGAAGCTAGAGGAGGAAGAGGATTATCTAGAGGAGATAGAAAAAGAATTATTAAGTTATATGAATCTATAACTGGACAAGTAAATTATTTTGATAGTCAACGAATTCAAGGAGCTTATGATACTATAAAACTGGCTAATTCTTTAGCGTATCTGCCTTTAGCAACGGTATCATCATTAACAGAAGCCATGATTCCTTTAACAAAAACTGGTAGTTCTGCAACAAAACCAATTAAAGATGCTTTAAGTGGAATAAAAGAAGGTCATAAAATTTTTGTACAAGATATTCCTATTTTGTTACGAAAAAAATATGATATGCCAGATTCACAAATACAAAAAGAAATGAATCAAGTATTTATGGCTATGGATGAATCATTAGCAGAATCTACAAACCGTTTAACTGGTGAAGGGTTACAGAATGATTGGTTAAAAAAACAAGCACGAGGATTCTTTCGACTTAACTTACTTACTCCTTGGACAAAATCTGTACAGTTAGCTTCATTTAATATTGGTAAAGGTTTGATAAGAGAAAACTTAGAAAAACTAAATAAGCTTTCTAAAGAAGGTGTAGATATATTTAATGAAACCGCAACAAAAGAACTAAGCAGAAAAGAAGTACGTAATATTCAGCTATTAAAAAGTGAAGTGTTTGATCTTGGGATAGACATAGAAGATGGATTAAGATGGTTAAATAGTGGAGCTAAGACAGGGTTTGGAGCTGAAAGAAAAGACGGTGTTTTAACTGGTCAAATTAAATATGAAGACGAGTTTTATAAATCAGTAATTCAGGGAGCAGGTCGCTTTGTAAACGAAGTTATTATGCCTGTAGGTAGAGATAGGGCTAGGATTCCTATTTTTATGACAAATCCAAAAGTAGATATTTTAACACAGTTTTTAAGATATCCTGCTGTTTTTAGTAATACAGTTTTAAAAAATTATATTAGATCAACAGTTACAAATCCTAAAGTTAATGGAGCAAAGCTAGGAGCTTTTGCATTGATGGCTACTAGTTTAGCACTAGGTACAAACTATTGGAGGTCTAACGCAGATAACAGAGATAGAATAGTAGAAGAAGGTTTTGAAGATGAAGATTTTATAAAAGCTTTTCAAAGGGTTGGATTATTTGGTCCACTTGAATATGGTTTACGTTTTAAAAATTCTCTTCAATACACACAAAATCCTTTGGTCTCAGGTCTAAGTTTAGGAGGACCTACAGTAACTGATACTCTTGGTTTAATTCTAGGCAGAAAAGGATTGGTTGAAACAGCAGCAGGAAAAATTCCATTCATAGGAACTAAAGGACTTATGGATAAATATATTGGTGCTAATCCATATGATGACTTAAATATATTTGCAAAAGAAATAGACAAAGAAGCTGCATATGCTTTAGGTATAAAAGATAGACCAAAAGATCGAAGATATACTCGTACCTATACTGATCTTTATAGAAGTAATTATGTAAAGGGGGGTATAGTCGAAGGAAAAGACAACGTACCTTTTACTAAAGAAGACCCCGCAGATAGAATTAATCCGTATACTGGTGAACCTTACCAAGAACAAATGGATAGATTGGGATTTGCATTAGGAGGATTGGGTAAACTTGTTGGTAAAGAAATTGTTGAAAATATTAGCAAACCAAAACCTTTAACACAAGTAGAACTTAATACAATGCCTTTAAAATATAGCCAGAAAAAAATATTAGAAGATGAAAGCTTTAAAGGTATTGAAGCAATGCATGGAACACCTAGTGATTTTGATAAGTTTTCTACAGAATTTTTAATGTCTGGTGAAGGTGCTATGGCATTTGGTAAGGGTTTATATTTTACAACTACTGAAGAGATTGCAAAAGGATACAAAAAAAATATTAGTAAAAGTCATGGTATAAAAAAATTAACTCAAGAATATGAAGATTTATTAGGTCAAGCTGAAAAAGCTAAGAAAGCTGGAAACAATAAAGAAAGACAAGCCTTCCTTTTAAAAGCTATAGATAAAGATAAAGAGCTAGATAAATTTAAAACCTCAGAATTACCAGATGATGTTGGACATATTTATAAAGTAAATTTAAAAACAACAGATAATCATTTACTAGACTGGGATAAAAAAATGGAGTACCAACCTGCAGGAGTTGTCAGTGCTGCTGAAACTGCAATAGACAGTTTAGATAATATGCAGCTTGAAGAGTTTATTACTTTATATGGAAAGTATCCATCATGGACTAAAGATAGAGATAGGGAACAATTAGTGTCAGATGCATGGGTAGCTATGAATGAATTAACTGGTGAAGATTTTATAAGTGGTATTAATAAATTAATAAACAAAGGTAATACATCAGATAGAAAATATGTAGAAGATATGTTGGAAAAATCTGGTGTTATGGGAATTAAATATAATGATGGATTTACCAGAAAAACAAAAGGTAAGAAAAAGAAAAACTACGTAGTCTTTGATGCACGTATTATTGAGATATCAAAGAAATATGGAATAGCTATACCTGCTGCTGCAGCTCTTTTACAAAAAATAGACAGTGAAAAACAAGAAAGTATAACATGAACATAGAACAATGTAAAGCTGAAATCAAACGACACGAGGGCGAAGTCCTAGAGATTTATATGGATAGTTTAGGCTATAAGACTCTAGGAGTTGGTCATCTATGTCAACCTAATGACCCTGAATA